TTTTTATATATCAATCAACTTCCGACTTGAGTGATGGTGAGAGAGCTTATAGGTCTGCTGCAAGAGAGGGAGAATTTACAATTGAAGAGAGGGTTATTATTCGCTCTGATCCAGACTCTTTTACTGTAACTGTTTCCGGTCCAGTTTTTAGTATTGATAGAACAATTGGTGCATGCTCAACCCAAATAAATCATCCAATAGTGGAACCAAGGTTTTCTGCAAATTTATATCTTACTGATCGAGCAGAAGCTTTTGAGGTTATAAAAAATCTTGCATCTATATTTCGAGGAATGAGCGCATATTCAGGTGGAAAAATATTAGCCGTACAGCATTCACTAAAGAATCCGATACAACTATTTAATAATTCAAATATTAATGCTGATGGTTTTAGTTATGTTGGCGTGCAAAAAAATAAAAAAATAACTGCATGTATGGTTAGGTTTAATAATCAAGCCAAGAGTTACAAGCCAGATTTAGTTTACGAAGAAGATTCTGATGCAATACAAAAATTTGGGTACATAGAAAATGAAACAATGGGCCTTGGTATAACATCCGAAAGTCAGGCTCGTAGGTTTGCAAAATGGATTATTCTTACATCTCAACTGGAGACAGAGAGTGTTAAGTTTACAGCTGGACAAGAAGCTTCTTACTTGTTTCCAGGGTCTGTATTTGAGATTTCTGATGAAGCAAGAGTCGGCAAAAGTAAAAGCGGTAGGATATTAAATATCGGATCCTCTCGACAATTAAAATTAAATGAACAAACCTTTACTTATAATGATTCTTACCTCTTGCTTGATAAATCTATAGAGGATGATCCTGTATTGTCAAAAGTCGAATTGACTGTTTGTGTTGGCGTGACTAATTCAACACAAGAAAATTTAGAGTTAAGAGCTCCATCCGAAAACCAAGCAGATGATCAGGATCAAGAAATAGAGAGTATTTTTACACCCCAAGTATATAAATTTGAAGCGCGAATTGGAAAAGCGGAGAATGTTAAAAAGGGGCCGCAGGGACAAACAACTATTGCTTATAATTTATTACTTAAAGTGCCTTTTGATGTGGATTCTGAAATTAACGCGTTGAAGAAATTTGAGCATCAACTTGAAGATGGCGATAGAATTATTTTTAAAAGCGATGGTGTTTTACCTGGAGGACTAGATAAAAATAAAATATTTTTTGTTGCGAATAAAACAAAACATACTTTTCAGGTGTCATTAGATGACCCTGCAGTTGTTAATGATTATACTGTGGTTAATATATTAGATAAAGGTAAAGACTTTCTTTTGAATGAAGGAGGTTTGCATTATTTTTGTTCGTATTCCGAAATAAACACAATCAATTCTGTTACTCAAGACGCTTTAGATCAAATATCTATTGGCGCTCCATATTCTATTAAAGGATTAATTTCAACTTCATCATCTGAAGAAATTAATTCAGTTTCTCTAAAAAGCGCGCTGCAAATTGATGGAATCGTTTCTGAGGGCTGGGCTTGGTCGGATATTTTCGGCCGTGTTTATATTGCAGGTGGTAATGAATTGGTTTTTTCGCGACCATTAAATAGTTGGATTAATATTAAGAATCTACTTGAGCAAGGAATTTCTGGGAATGCTTGGTTTTATTCTGATGGGCTTGGTTGGGTATGGATAAATCAAGTTGGAGAAAACTACTTTTGGTACATTCAAAATGAAAACGAATGGATTTTTGTAAAAAAATATTCAAAATTCTTTTATCGATATAATTCTAATACTTCTGGTATAAATACTGGGTCAGTTAAAACAATATCAAACACAAATATATTTGTTAAAAATGTAATACAAAATGATGGTTATTATTTTTCATTTATCGAGGTCTCTGATGAATACGATTCAAGTGAACCTTCTGACGTTTTGAATGATTCAATTTCTGTGATAAATCCTGGATTCAGATCAACCGATGTATCTGATATTGTTTCTGTTGATAAAGACGAATCGATTCAGGGATTTCAGAGCTTGAGAATAGTTTTGAGTCAAGGTCATGCGCTTGATATATTAAAAAATAATGTTTTAACAATATCTGGTTTTACTAGCGACGATTCATCTTTGAATGAATTATTGAATGATCAATGGTCAACTATTTTTGTGAATGATAATGTTGTTGAGTTGATAGATTCTGGTCAGGTTGCTCAATTGATTGATGGCGCGCAAATACTGAGTAACGGATCTATAAGTTTTGTCGAGTCTGCTACAAGTATAGTTGAGAGATATTTAGAGGGACAACTATTTAGAACGTTGAGTGTAAAAGAAATTTCTGACAATCAATATGAGGTTGTTGGACTTGAATATAACGCTTCAAAATTTGATGCTGTCGATAAAAAAGGTATAATAAAGAAACCTCATTTACCAATTCCTCCTCAAGCAGATATGAATATACCTGACGCTCCAACACAATTACTTATTAACGATTTGACTATATAATGAAATCTACATCTTTATCTATACAGTTTGTTGTTAATGATTTGATTGCGAATTATGAGGTTATTGGTACTTCCGATAATTATTCGTTTCAATATAAATTGGGAAGAGGTAATGATTTGGTTGATGCACTTGGAGATGTTGCTACAAAAATTGTTTCATTGAAAGGTAACTATGGAGTGTTTGAAATTAAAGTTTTTGCAGTAAGTGATATTGGCATAAGGTCTGATTTTATTAGTGAGTTTGTTACCGTTAGTCCGCCAACATTCGATCAAACTTTTACGTTTAATAATTTAAAAATATCAGATTTAAGAGGGGCTGTGACTGACAGCTTGTTTATAGATAAAAGTCCGAGTGGGCCAGGAGATAGTCTTGTCGTTACTCAACAATTTGCTGGAAGAAATGTTGATATATCGTGGGAGTTAATTCCTCCCGTGGGTCACGCCAGAGAAGGTGAGTCTGTATCGACAGAATTATTGTCAGATACTTTATTTTCTGGCTTTATGGTAAGCATTAAAAGCGATGATCAAATAATAGATGTATCTTCTTATGATGTTGGTAACTCGGCTATACAATCTTTTGCGAGTCAATTTAAAACAAACCCAGGTAATGTTTCTCAAGATCTTTCTGGCTTTAGAAATTTTTCTTTGACTCTCGATGAAAATGTATTTGATGGATTCGATTTATCAAGAAATACGGCTGTTGAAATTGTATCTGTAGATAATTTTGGAAGAACAGCGACGGGAACAATCAGTGGTAGAAATCCAGAGTTGTTTTTTAATACTATAACATCCGCTTTAAATGGTTCAGAGATGTCATTTTCTTGGGCGGCTGATTTGATTGATTACAGTGGAATGAGTGTTAGTGTTCTCGGTATACCAGAGAATAGAGAATTATTTGATAGCGGCGACTTGAATGCAAGCAAAAGCTTTATTGATAATTTAAATAATACAGTATTTAGTAATTTAACTTGGGATAATAATTTTAATTATTCTTCTGGAGATTTGGTGTTAAATGATGGGAATGTTTTTAGATCTAATATTGATCACGCGAGTTCATACATTAATTCTCCACAAAGCAATGATTCAACTTGGACTAATTATGGACAATCAATTGATTATGTTTTTAAACAAGAAGATGTTGATGTTTTAACCTTCAATCAGGAACAATTTTTTGGTTATAAATACTATTATACATTTCAAGTATCAGACGATTTCGGTTCAGGCGATTTAATGTTGCTATCGGAAGGGGACTCACTCAGCAAGCAAGGGGAAGAAGGTTCTTTGTTGTTTCCATATCAAGCAGAAATAAGGATTGCGAATTTAAGATATTCAGAGAGAAAAGATGACTTGGTTTTTAATTGGGATATTGTTGATCAAGATGGAAGTGCCGTAGACCTTGTTCAATATCGCGCAGCATTTAAAGAGGGTGGATTGCCTGCTATATTAGGATTGAGTGGTTCACTTTATGATGTTCATACAAATCAAATAATAACTGGGCTTACCGAAGGAGGTAATTCTATATCTCTAACTAAAAATGAAAACGGTGATACGGAGGTCGTGTACGGCTTACAAACTTCTAAAATATTCAATACATACGAATACACCCGAGAAATAAATAATAGTATATATGGAACAGGAGGATTTCCTTCTGTTTATGAAAACTTTGACTATACAAAAAATTACAATTCTGGGGATCATGTAATTGATGGGGATCAAAATGTATACAAGGCAATTCTATCAACAAATAGTGAAGATCCAAAAATAAAACCCGTTTATGATGCATGGCAAAAAGATGTTGATTATACTGTCGGTGACTCATTTTATTATCAAGAAATAGTTTATAAGGTTGATCAAAACTTTGGACCGCAGTATACAGAGGGTTTGTTTGATTTTTCAAGAACTTATGTTGCTGGTGATTTGGTTATCGCCCCCGATCAGTATTTTGAGTATTTTAATGTAAACAATCAATACCAGCTGAATGATTTGGTTGTTTATAATTCGACATTATATAAATGTTTAGCTTTTCAGGAAGCTTCATCTGCTGTTGTACCTGGTACTGATTCTACAAAGTGGAGGGTCGCTTCTCTTTTCTCTGAGGTTGATTGTAATGTTTACAAGGCAGTTAGTTCTTCTCAGGGGTTGATTCCAATAAATGAAACCGTTCAAGAAGGTGGTGTGCTTGTTGACAAGTGGCAAGTTTGTTATCCTGGTAATTCTGACAAGGTGCAAAGTTACATACAAAGCTACTCGGGTTTTGTTTTTGAATGGAATGATATAGATAATTTTACAAGCGGTGATTTGGCTGTATATGCAAATGATATATGGAGCGGCATTCAGGATAATGGTCCAGATGAAGATTCTGGTTCGGTTGTTCCAGGTACTGATTCTCAATACTGGGTAAATCAAAGCAATGGTCAGGATATAATTTTTTCATACAATTCTGGAGACATTATATATAATGATGGAACTGTATATAAAGCAAACGCCGACGATCCCGTTGGTGCGCCAATATTAGCAGTCAATCAACCAGGAGAAGATTCGCAATCAAGCTATCAAGGAACCGAATGGATTCCATATTGGCAACAAGAAACTCAATATCAAGATACAATTTTTGGTAATATAGGCATTCCACAAAGTGGAAAGCGAAGTGTTGGTATTGAACTTGCGATTGTTGATCGAGAGGGGGATATATTTGATGCGAGGAAATTAGCTGCAGACAATCCGCCGCCATATATATTAACTGAAGGATTTAATGTTGATAGCACAAGTGAGGCAATAAAAGTAAAATTTAATTTCAATTATGCATTAGGGTTTCAGGAAAAAACAACAAAAGTATATTTGTACAGATCTGAAAATCCAGTATTTGATATTGTTGATGAATATGGACTTCCCTTGACTGGAGAAAATACTCCGTTTGTAAAAAGTGTTGTTGGTGCAGGAGATGCAACGTTTGGGCAAAACATTACGCAAATTATTGATGAACCGCCCATTCCCTCGGTAGATGGTATTGATCAGATAACAGGACACTATTATAAAATATTACCGTTTGATGATTTTGGTAGTGGCGTTTTATACGAAGCAACTAATAATAATGGAGTATTAGAAAAAGTTTTAGTTTATCCAAAGAGATACAATAGTCCTAATCCAGATGTCATGCCTGGCCGAGTGCTTCGAGCAGATCCAACAGAGGCTGCCGGATTTGTTCCTGGGCCAGTTATTGGTTTTTCGGGATCAACAGCTTTCGAGAACTTCTTTTTAAATTGGAAAGCTCCTGGGTCGGAATATCAACAAGGTTCTACAACACTTTTAAAACAAAAACCAAATGACATAGATCATTATGAAGTATGGGCTTCAAGTGGAAGTGTTTTGTACACTGGCGATAGTCAAGGAAATACAAATCCATGGATTCAAGATCAAAATACAGGTTATAGACAAATAGAAGGTGTGATGTATAGCGTTGGTAATATTCCTCAGGAATTTCCAGATCCAGCGCTAAAAATATCTGGCGCAGAAAATATATTTAATGTGCCCGCAAATTCTCCATCTGTAGAAACTGTATATCCAGGAAGAACAAATGACACGAAAAACTTTTGGATAAGAGCTGTTGATTTTGGTGGAAATAAAAGCCCTTTTACTGGAGCTTCACTTGATCCTGCTGATGATATATTAGGGTTATCCTTAACTCCAGGGCAAGCAATCGCTACTGACATAACTGGTTTTGAGACATCACTAACTGAAACTTTTACAAATACAATAGCATTAAATCCAAACAATCCATTTTCACAAAATGGGAATTGGCAGAGTCATGCATTATTTTACTCTGGAGTAGAATATAATATTTCTTCCAATTCAACAAATATTAGTGACGGGTATATTTGGTGGCAAACAGGGAATACTTTTTATGATACAGGGTCTATTCATCCAGCCAATATAGAAAACAATGTAAATTTTAATGACGGAGATTTTGTAGTTGGAAGAATCAATGATCTGGGTGAAGTTACTCCTGCTTTTAGTGTGTTTGCTAACGCATTAATTGGTACTGCTAACGTTGCAAATGCTGCAATAGTTGATGCAAAAATAAATGATTTAAAGGCTGATAAAATAACTGCAGGTGAAATAAGTAGTGCAGATATACAAATAAGCACGGCTGGAAGTGAAGCTGGGGTAATTAGATCTGCGGGATTTACAGGTATTGATTTTAATCCAAGTCGTTCGGGTTTTTATATAAGCGGAGATGGAACATTCGCTTTTCAAGGTGGAGGTAGCAGTTTAAGTTTCGAAGATGATACATTAACTCTTCGCGGGAAATTACGCCAAACAAATGGTTTTGATTTTGATTTTATAGACTTGGATGTTTCGCCAAGCTATTTTAATTATATAGAGACTTCTGGATATTATGAAGATCGTGTTGCTGCTGGTAGTACATTTATGCCTGATGATAATTCGCCGAGTGAGCTTGAGGTAGTAGCCACATTTAGGAATAGTTCTGTACAAGATACAGGGGTTCGTTTTCGTATGGATGTTTTGTCTGGCAATAATAGACGTACAGTATTTGGGTACAATGATTTTAGTGATGGAGTAACAACTCTTGCAGATGGTCAATATAATATCTCTGGTTTTGAATATGATCCAAATAATTTTCAGGATGCTTCTGTAAACGCAGAAACAAAAATCGCAACCGCGACCTTTAATAGGGGGCAAAGGTATGATGGAATTGATCAAGAATATGGGTTTGATTATATAATTGATGAGGCTTTTCCTGGATCCGGGCTTGCCGACTCGGTAATATTGTATACTTCTGGCACAAATTCAACATACGAAAAATCCATAACTATAACAAGGATAAATGATGGGAGAATTGGTCAAGATGGAATAATAGGAGAAAATGCTAGAACTGTTTCTCTTTCCACTAATACACAAGCAATCACCTATGATGAATTGGGATTAAATCCTAGCCCTAGCCAGAACTCTCCATTTAATATCACTGCTACCGCATTGAATACAGGTGGTACGGTTTATTATGAATTTATTGTTGGTGGAGCTGTAGTACAAAATACAACCACTAATACTTATTCATATACCCCACCGTCAAGCTTTAGCTCTTTACCTGATGTTATTAGGGTAAATATAAGAGAGGGTAGTAATAGTTCAACCGTATTAGCCTCCGATACATTAACAATTTTTGGAGTCAAGCCTGGAGAAGATGGAGAGGATGCTTATACAGTTATCTTAACAAACGAAGCTCATACATTACCTGCAGACAATTCAGGAAGTGTCACCAGTTATTCCGGGTCGGGAACCAGTATAATAGTATATAAAGGCTCAACAGAGTTGAATGGAATTCTTAGCGGACCTCCTGGAACTGGGGAATTTACAGTTCAAGCAGTAGGAAACAATATAACTCAAGACTCCAGCCCTACATCTAATGGTGATCCTGATCCTGTAGTATATGGTGACGCATCAGCAATGAATGCAGATAATGCAAAAATAACCTTTACAATTAATGTTCAAGGTGTTGTAACACTGACGAAAATACAGACATTTTCAAAGTCAAAACAAGGTGGGCAGGGAGATACTGGAAAGATGGGCGCGTCTCCAACGTATAGGGGAGAATGGAGATCCGTAGAGACTTATGTTTTTGAAGAAGGAACTATAGATGAACCAGGTAGAGGTGATATAGTTAAGGCTGATGATGGAAACTATTATATCGCTATACAAGATAGTGGGCCAGATCCAAACCATGTAAATCCAACTAGTACGCAAGGAACTAGTTATTGGAAAGATTTTGGAGCTGTTTTTGATAATGTAGCAACCAATTTATTATTAACCGAAGAAGCATATGTAACTGACGAATTGGTGATTGGGGATTATGGTGTAAGTGGCGCAATTGTTTCGAATGGTTTTACTGGTGGGTTGGTGGATGTTTGGCAACCTGATTACGATATAATAACACAAGAGCAAGACGAAAATTATGACACAGCAGGGTTTTTGTTGGCGCGAACAGATAATGGTGTTTACTTTGATGTTGGAGGTACCGGATTAAATGGGCAAACAGGATATCTTCGTTTTAATGGTGAGCTCGGCAAGATAGAAATTAGGGGTTCTTTTACAAACAACACAAGCGAGGAGCAAGTTAATGCAACACTCGAAGCTGATAATCAAATTGGCGGAATTCAGGGCATACAAGATACGCTTGCAACTTTTGTAGGGGGAGGTTACGATAACAATATCAGTGTTCCCAGTGCAGGTAATTCATTTTTATCATTATCTTCTGCTATAGTTGGTGGAGGTAGCAATCAAATTGAAGGAAGGTTTTCATTTATTGGCGCTGGGTTCAGTGGAATATGTAATGATAATTTTTCTGCAATTGTGGCTGGTTATCAAAATTCAATGCCTGATCCATCAAGTCAAAATCAAGGAGCAAATTTTATGGGGGCTGGTCAAAATAATATGATTAGCGGAGGCACAAATCAAACAATTCTTGGCGGTGATAATAACAGTATAGTTTATACCTTGTAATGCCAAATATATTAGCAAATATAATTCCTGATCCAGATACAGGTCTTTATTCGTCTAGAGTCGCGGGAATAAATGGAAATGAAGTATATATTGATAGTCTAGGAGGTTGGACTTATCAAACTGTATTGTTTTATTTGGCAGACTTATCAAGTCCAATAGATCCTTCTAAAGCATTAACTGGTACAGTGAGTGTTTCTACAGGAACAACAAACATAACTGGAAACAACACTATTTTTACTAGCGAATTAAGTATAGGTAGCAAAATTAAGATTGGGGCTCAGGTTTTTAAGGTAATAAGTGTAGTTAGTGATACTAATATACAAATAGATAGCGCACATACAGGTGGGGCCAGTGGGGTAACTGCGTACACTAATCTTAAGACTGAAAGTGATTACGAAAATAAATTATCATACTGGAGTAATGTTTTTTTGATCCCTAGCAATACTTTTAATCCCGGAATAGATAAAAGAGGGTGGGTGTTTCATGTAGATACCGACTGGACATGGTTAGACCCTCAAGTTTTTGAACAACAACAATATGCTCCTTTTTGGATATGGCCTGAGGGTTTAAATTTAGGTGTATCTAGCAAATGGTGTTACTTTGATAGAAGTTATATCGGAGAACATTGGAGCTTTCAAAAACAATATATTAATCCAAATCCTACAAATTCATCTGATAATATTTATGACACAGTGCCGGGAATTGATATTGTTGATGTTGGAAAAGTTGAAGGTTTTGGTGTTTATTTGTGGGTTAATCAATTACAAGAATATAGGTCTTTTATTAAAAACAGTGAAGGTCAAATTTTTATGTCAAATGAAAGAGTGAATCAACCTGCCAAACAATTAGATTATGTTAAGGTAAAATAATTATGACTTTAACTCCTCCAGTTAATCCAGGCTCACAAAGCCAAGCTCCATCAGATAATCCTGATTTATTTTTATTTGGTTGGGATCCTGGGAATGCGATACTTGCGGGTAATGATAATTCTATAGTTGATTGTAGGAGGTGCACAATAGTTAATGGTCAATCAAATACTATTGGTGCAGAAGAGCGACAGAACGGCAAATACAATACTCATATCATAGGGTCAAATAAAATAGCACAAAAGAATAATATTTTATATATTGCATGTTCTAGTGGTATGAATGTCGCCGGAGACATCGAGAATAAGAATGGTTCTACATTAAATATTGATGGAAGCGCGTTGATTGGTGGAGAATTGGCTGCTGATGGAGATATAATTGGTTCAAGTTTATCCGATTCAAGATTAAAAACAAACAAAGTTTCTATAAATCAATCATTAAATAAAATAAATTCAATTATTCCCGCTAGGTTCGAATGGAACAATTTACAATCAACATACACTGGTAAGGATATAGGTTTGGTTGCCCAACAAATACAAAAGATTGCTTCGATTGCTGTTCGTGAAAATAAGAGTGGTTATCTTGCTGTTGATTATAAGAAAATAATTCCTTTATTGATTGCAGCAATAAAAGAAAAGCAGCAGAAGATAGATAGATTAAGCTTGAAGTTAAGTTTAATAAAAGAGAATATTTAATATGCATCAAGTTACAGGCTCAGCTATCCTTGCGGGTTCTAATAATCAAATATTAGATTCTAATTATTGCACAGTTATAAATGGAGCAAATAATTACATTAGTGGAAAAAATAATACTCATGTAATAGGAGATCATGTATCTGCGACAGAGAGCGATAAGTTTTATATTGGTTGTTATAACGGCCTTGAGTGTGATGGGCCGATTAGTGGAGCTGGTAATTTAATAATAGATGGAAACGCAACAATAGTTGGTGATCTTAATGTGGTTGGCGATATCACTGCTTACTATTCTTCTTCAGATGAAAGATTAAAAGATAACATTCAAGTAATAACCGGCTGTATTGACAAAGTTCTATCTCTTGATGCTATAGAGTTTGATTGGAATACAGAGCTTCAATCAACGTATACTGGTCGTGATATTGGTTTGATAGCTCAACAGGTTCAAGAAGTTGCTCCAGAAATAGTAGTAGAAAGAGATAATGGTTATCTCGCAATGAAGTACGAAAAAGTTATACCTTTATTGGTCGGAGCTACCCAAGAGCAGGATTTACAGATTACTGAGTTAGAGAAACAAGTTCAAAAACTGATCGATAAATCTAACCATTAATCTCTCGCATTAATATGCGCGCATCAGTCGGAGATATATCACTAAAGTCGCTCCAATCTTTGGCTCTTTCGTTTTGATATTTTCCGTCTTTCCACCAGTCTCTAAGTACCACTTTAAATTCTTCAAAATTCGAACAGTTTAATTTTTCTTTTGCTAGATTTTGTACCATCGAATATGGAGTAAGTGATGGAGAAATGTTTAATGATGAATTGTTTGATCCTCCGCCTGGATTGTTTGATTTGTCGATCTCATCGTCACCTACAATATGAACGTTTAAAAAGTTGCGAACGCAACGAACGAATGCGCGATTACATGCTATCGTTTCTAGAAACTTTGTAGCAAAGCTACTTGTGTTATCAAGAGTAGCATTTGCCATGTCTTGAAATTGTACGGCCTTACCCCCAGTTTCGTAATTGGGTAAAAAGCTCATGTGACAAATTACTGCAACATGATCGGGTTGACATTTTACAACCTCGTAAGATACATCTGTAAAACCGCGAAGCTTTGCAAGCTCTTTGATTCCGCTAAGCTTGATGAGTAGTTGATGATCCTTTAGTCCATCTATACTGCGTGGTAAATCTTTTTTGCGCAAATCAAACCATGAGCGATTTGGAAATAAATGCTCATCCTTGATCATACTTCTCCAGTTTACTGAACCATCTTCGGCAAACTCATAATCTACATCACCAAGCAATCCAAATGCGTTTCGCTGAAACTTGCCTGGGCCGTCGGCGTAATTTTTTGGATATTCTACTTTTGATTCTTTTATTTTTGTTTCTGTTTCATATGTTACAGAATTGTCTGATGTTGATTGTGATTTACGTGCCATGATTGTTGTCGTTATAAAGTTTTAGATTGATTGAGTCTTCCCAAAACTCATCGCAGTCGATAATGGTATTGTGTTCTCCTTCGATACCATTCCTCCATGCCGCTTTGCTGGCATAGATTTTATTATCTGATACGATGACTTGTGAGCTTTTATAACGAGTATTATTGCATATTTTATCATGGTTGTCAATATCATTTTTTGTTTTTTGTTCAAGAAAATGTACATCCCAATCGAAAAATTTTAATCGCACATCGTTTATTGAGTCATTATCTTTGCATATTAATTTTAATTTTATACCTAGTTTTTTGCATGCTTTGAAGAATGTATCGTCATCATCTGGTTGTACAAAATAATTGATTTGATTTACATTGTTTTTGATGGCTTGTAGGTAGTTGATTTGCATGGGTTGGTCGAGGAATAAGTTAACCTTGCGAGTGTACGCCCACTGAGCAATGTTCTGTTCATTGAAATGTTCGTGACCAAGTATGTTTGCGGGTTGACCTGCGGCAAACTTTTTTCCAAGAACACAATTTGGAATGACCGCTAATGATCCAGCATGATATGCGTCGCCAATATGAAATGTTTCAATGTTATGTAAATTGTTTTTAATGTTTAGCAATCTTAAAACAGATTCCGCGATTTTCTCGGGCATGATTTCATTGATTGTTTTTGGATATTCATTGTCAGAAAAACTTGCTTTTCTTTTGGTGCGATCTGGTTCAAGTAAAATTTGACTTGCACGGTCGCCCCAATATGGCCCGCAGCATTCTTTGTATAATGTAGAATATAAATTGACTATCTTTTTGTCGAAGCCGCTTGCAACATGAGTACTAAATGAATCGGTGCCAAAATGAAGCATTGAATTTTTGATGATGTATGCTGCTTGACGAACAGTTGTTTGGCCTTGGTGATGCGTGCATCTTCCGATTTTTTGTTCATCTTTACTGCCAATTTGTACGACCTTTATGTTTTCCTTGTCAAGGTATGGATGTAATAGATCCATTACGTCATTATAGTAGTCGTATGTTTTTGATTGAATACGATTACTTGCATGTAGTGTGATGTACTTATCTGGTATAACTGGAAAGTAAGATGTTTCGATTGATGGGCGATCAATTTTGACGCCGCAAGAAAGTGCGTATTGTTCGACTAGGTGCATAATTCAAATTGTATTTTGTCTTTACCGTTGTGTGGAAAGTTTACGATTCGCTGAGTACCAAGAAATGGAATGAATGCGATCTCAAAATATCCTTCATGATGACCTTGACCTTCCATGAGTGGTAGATTTGCTAGTGAATCATGATATGGTATGCATTTATGAATATAAGGGTTTCCGTCCAACACTTCAAAATACTGTGGGCGAGTAGCAAAATAAATATTTAAATTTTTGTATTGTTTTTTTATGTTTGGAAGAAGTGAAGTTGCAAGATATACATCTCCTATTCTTTCTGGCATTACGATCAATAACCTTTTTCCTTTATCATCTTCATCTAGCAGGTCGGTAAGATCTACTTTTTTGTTTTCGCGATTTTCTTTTTCCGCAACACTTCTGAAATATTTTAATACATCTTCTCTTTTTAGATCATCATTCAATCTTTTCATCCAATGTTTGTGACCTTCATCTGTTGGATATGTCTCTACTTTAAGTATGTTTTTATATAGATCGCTTAACCATTCTGAATCGTCATCTGTTTGTATTGGTTGATGATTTGGGTCGCGCTCCTCAACTTTAAAGTCATAATCCCAGTCGACGTCCGGCATAGCGTCTAGAATTGACTCTAATTGTTTTCCGACTGCTTCTACGCTATAGTTGTCAATAACGAATTGTCTGGCACCCTTGCCCATTTTAGCGCGCTTCTCAGGTTTCATGTCGAGCACTTTTCTGAGTTGATGGGCGATACTTTTTGGATCAGTACTTGCTTTAATGAATTGCGTGCCTGGTTCGCGATACTCTGTCCAGCTTAGTGGAAAGCTTTGAGCTTCTGGGACACAACAGTCTTCTCCGCAACTATAATTTGTTACAAGTGTTACAAGCTCAGTAAGTTTTGCTTCTTGAATTGGAATTTCTTGGCCGCCACTTGTAAATGGATGACAATAAACATCCATAAAATTATAAATTTCATTGAGTTGACCTTCATCTACTCCTGCCTTGGTGCTTGTTGTTACTTGAGTTTTACTACCGCCACAAAATCTACAGTCTTGATTTTCACCAATAAAGCTTTTGATTTCATATTCTTTACATTCTTTACAGTAATAAGTTGTGAGGATTTTTGATGGATCAATTTCTTTTTCCTGTAATAGTCTAGGTATATCCCATCCTTCACCCCAATGTGTGTGCAATAATAGTTTTGCGTTGCATGTCGGGTTTTGCTGACAAAAGATTTTAAATCCTTCAAGAAGATTGGGTACGCTTTTGCGAAGTTGGTTACGAAAAACAAAACCAATAATGAAATTATCTTCGCTGATATTATGTCGCTGGCGAAGCTCGAAGCGTTTTTCATCTTCAAGTCTATAGAAGTGAGATGAATCAATTGCACCCCGAAGAGTTTGCACATGTTCTTGCCCAATTTTGTTTAAAGATTTTTGCGCGAAACTTGCCCATGTAAAATAGTTTTTGATTTTTGGTGCAGCCTTAACTGCATCTGGTAAAATAGGTAAACTGTCTAGGGTTGTCCAAACTGCAGAATTTATCTTGTTCCACCAGGTTTTTTCAGTATAACCATTGAATGCCCAAATGTCTTCTATGCCAATATAAACGTCTGGTTTTTCGCGCTCAATAATCTTGTCAATCATTTCTCCGCCATAACCTGCACTTCTAGCAAGTTGCGGATCTTGTTGTAGTTTTTTTAGCGTGGCCGAGTCAGCGGGTAATGACCCTTCAGCTGACCACGGAAGGTTTTTTAAACTTGGATCACCCCAACGAATACCGTTTGCAAATTCAACCAAATCATACTTTCCGGTTTTCTGTAAATGGATGAGTATGTTTTTGGTGTGTTTACCAAATCCAGTAAACGCTTTACAGTGATTGCTGTGTATTAAAACCTTCTTTTTTTTCATTAAAAAGGAACGTCTTCGCTTGACTGAGAGCTTTGACTTTCTTCTTTTTTGTTTGACTTGTAGTCTTT